CATCTAATTTAGATGGTTCTGTTCTTGAAAGATTGCCTCAACCAACAGGATATAGAGTTCTTATTATTCCATATTATCCCAGTGCCAAGACTAAAGGAGGCGTTATTGTTCCAGACTCTGTTCGAGAACGTGAATCCTTTGCAACTGTTGCGGCTTACGTTGTTAAGCTGGGGCCAGATGCTTACAAAGACACCCAGAAATTCCCAAGTGGTGCTTGGGCGTCTGAAAAGAAATGGGTATTGATAGGAAGATATGCTGGAAACAGGTTTAAAGTGGAAGGTTTAGAGGTTCGTCTTATAAATGACGACAATATTATTGCAACTATCCTTGACCCAGAAGATATTTCATATGTATAAAGCAAAGGAGAACAGGAAAAATGTCTATGGCTGAAAATATTAAAGAAGAAATTGTTGAAGATAATGTTTCTAACGAAGACGAAACAACGTCTGTAGAAATAGATCTTCAATCTGAAGATTCTGATGACTCTAGTGAAAGTCGAACAATTGTTCGAGAAGAGCCAGAGAAAGTAAAAGCAGAACCAAAAGAAGATGAGTTAGCTAGTTATAGTGAGAGTGTTAAGAAAAGAATTAACAAACTCACTGCAAAGCAAAAGTTAGCCGCTGAAGAAGCGGATGCCGCTGTAAATTATGCAAGGCAAAAAGAAGAAGAAAATGAAGCTCTTAGACAAAAGCTAGCTCGTTTAGATAAAGGTTATCTATCTGAGTATGAAGGTCGTGTAAGTTCTCAAGAAAATGATGCAAAAAGAGCTTTAGCAGAAGCTTTAGATGCAGGAGACAATCCAAAAGTTGCCGATGCTCAGTCAGCAATATCTGCAATAGCAGTAGAAAAAGAACGTCTTAGAGTTCAAAAAGCTAGATCTGCAAGAGAAGCAGAGCAAATGGAAGCTCAAAGACAACAAGCACAAGCGCAAGCTCAAAATCCACAACCTAGAGTTGATCCAGTAAGAGAAGCTGAAAATGTAAGACTATTAGGTAATTGGAGAGAAGAAAATGAATGGTATGGAACCGATAAGGTTATGACTGCGGTTGCAACTCAAATACATTCAGATCTTGTTAGTGAAAATATTGATCCAATATCAAAATCATACTATCAAGAAATTGATAAAAGAATGAGAGCAGAGATGCCTCATAAATTTAAGAGTGAGAAATCAAACGTCCAAGTTGTCACTCCAACGTCTGGAAACGGACGGCCTACTAAAAAAGGACGGAAACAATCAGTAGAACTTACTAAAGGTCAGGTGGCTTTTGCTAATAGGATGCGAATACCTCTGGATAAATATGCGTCTGAAGTTGTTAAACTGGAAAATAGGAGAGATTAAAATGGCAGATAGAGTTTCACGCGATACAACAACGCGGGAGGTACAAGAAAGACCTCAACAGTGGCGACCCGGTTCTGCTTTAAATGCTCCAGAGCCCCCAATAGGCTATAAACATAGGTGGATTCGTGAGTCTGTATTAGAGTACGATGACAAAACAAACGTTCATAAGAAACGGCAGGAAGGATGGGAACTCGTTCGCGCTGAAGATCATCCTGATTATTTTGGGCCAACAGTAGATGAGGGACGGAACGCAGGCGTTATAGGCGTAGGCGGATTAGTTTTAGCTCGTATCCCTATTGAAATGGCAGATCAGCGGAATGAGCATTATCTTAATGCTTCAAAGAATCAAATGGATGCCGTGGACAATGATTGGATGCGTGAAAACAATCCAAACATGCCCAAAATGGCTCCTCAACGTCAATCATCTGTAAGCTTTGGCTCAAGAGGTCGAAGCCCAGAAAACTCTAAAGGAGAGTAAAAATGGCAAATCAAGATGCCCCTTTTGGTCTACGTCCTATTGGAAGAATTGGGGGAACTCAGTTCAATGGAGGCCAAAATCGCTATCGAATCGCCGCTAATTATGGAACATCAATTTTCCAAGGTGATATGGTAGCACAAGTTACTGGAGGTACTGTAGAAATACATGCTGACGGCGGAACTGTACCTATTGTTGGTGTATTTAACGGTTGCGAGTATACTGATCCTACTACTGGAAAAGTAACTTTCAGTCCTTATTATCCAGCAAGTACAAACGCTTCTGACATTATTGCATTTATCATTGATGACCCTATGGTTATTTTTGAAATTCAAGCAGACGATGTTTTCCCAATAACAGATCTATTCGGTAACTTTGATATAGTTTATACTACAGCAGGAAGTACACAAAGCGGTATTTCAGGTTCTGAGTTAGACGTAACTACTGGTGCGACAGGAACAAGCTTACCGTTAAAGGCAATTGATATTTCTCAAGACCCTGACAATAGCGATGTAGCAACGGCAAATGTTAATGTCAAAGTTGTAATTGAAAACCATATATTCGGGCTTAAAGGCGCCGGGTTAGCATAAGGAGATTAAATTATGGCTATTTCACGTTCACAACTAGTTGCAGAACTAGAACCCGGTCTGAACGCCTTGTTCGGAATGGAGTATGATCGTTATGACAACGAACATGCAGAAATCTTTGATACAGAATCATCAGACAGAGCCTTTGAAGAAGAGGTAATGTTGGCTGGTTTTGGAAGCGCACCAACAAAGACTGAAGGCGCAGGAGTTGGTTTCGACTCGGCTAACGAAGCATATACTGCTCGTTATTCACACGAAACCGTTGCTTTGGCTTTCGCTCTTACTGAAGAAGCAATTGAGGACAACCTCTATGACCGACTTGGCGCACGTTATACTAAGGCATTAGCCCGATCTATGGCGCACACTAAGCAGGTTAAAGCGGCGGCTGTTCTAAACAATGCTTTTAATTCTTCATTTACTGGTGGTGATGGAGTTGAGCTTTGCTCTCTCGTGCATCCCTTAAATGGAGGCGGTACGTTTGCAAACGAACCATCAACTGCGGCAGATCTTAACGAAACTTCGTTAGAAAATGCTTTAATTGATGTTTCAGGATTCGTAGATGAGAGAAACATGGTTGTTGCTCTTCGTGGTATGAAATTAATCATTCCACCAGCATTACAATTTATTGCTGATCGTTTGTTGGAAAGCGCACTACGACCCGGAACTGCGGATAACGATGTTAATGCAGTTAAAAACATGGGAATGGTTTCTGAAGGATATACAGTCAATCACTTCTTGACAGATCCTGATGCGTTCTTCCTAAAAACAGACGCTCCTAATGGATTTAAGCATTTTGAGCGTTCTCCAATGCGTACTAACATGGAAGCTGATTTCGATACAGGTAACATGCGGTTTAAAGCCCGTGAGCGTTATTCTTTCGGATTTAGTGACCCACGTTGCGTATATGGATCACCGGGAGCTTAATTGCTTTTGAAATAAAAATAGAAAAGGCGGCTTCGGTCGCCTTTTTTAATGTCATTTACATTTGACTTATTAATCTTTATGTTTTCAATATAAGAAAAGGAGATAATTATGATTAATTGGATTTCAGGAAGACTCTCAGAACCATCTAGTTACGCCGCAGTAGGCGCAGGTCTTGTTGGTGTAGGAGTTATAATATCTATCACTGAAGTAGTTATGCTAGGAGTTGCATGTGTAATTCTTGGAGTAATTATAAAAGAAAAAAGTGAATAAATAAATCAACTATCATACCCCTTTATTTTTAAAAGGGTATGGTGTATCTTTAAAAAGAACATTTTGTTCTAACCCTTAACATCTACATAATGTAGGTGACATTTGCCAAGATAAGGAGATTAACATGGCTAATACAACTTTTTCAGGCCCAATTCGTTCTGAAAGCACACTTAAAACTATAAGCAAAAATTCTACTACTGGAACAATTACAGAGGTTACTACGCTTGGTGATGGCCCTGTAAGCCTTTCAGATGGTAACGTGACCCTAACCAACGCTACCCACAGTGGAAGAGTTTTACTTGTTCCAGATGGAGGTCAAGATAATACCTATACATTACCAGCACCGATTGCTGGGTCTAGTTTTAGGTTTGTTTATGCAGGCGGCGCGGCTGACGCGACAGATGCGATAATTGTAACTCCGGGGAATACTAATTTTTATGTTGGTGGAGTAACATTCTTAGATACTGATAATGAAGTGAGTGCAGTATTTTCTGATGGTAACTCAAATAGCAGTATTCAATTGAATGTTCCTGCTGGGTTTGATGTTACAATTATTGGTAAAGATTCTACAAACTATCAAATCTTCGGAACTGTTACAGGTGCAACTGCGCCTGCGTTTGCAGACCAGTAATAAAGGGTTCTAATTAAGGTAGGGGGAAACCCCTACCGTTTTTATAAAGGAGAAATAAATGGCTGATGCTGTAGCGACTCAGACACTTATAGATGGTGACAAAAAAGTAGTTCAAAAATTTACTAATATTTCTGACGGCTCTGGTGAATCTGCGGTTGTTAAAGTTGATGTAAGTAGTTTAGCTACAAATTCTCGTGGACAAGCTTGCACAGGTGTTGTTATAGAAAAAATATGGTGGCAGTGCATTGGAATGAAAGTACAAATACTTTGGAACGCCACAACTAATGTATTTTGTATTGAATTAGGTGAAAATCAAAGTGGTAATCACGACTACACTGTTTTTGGTGGTCTTCCAAACAATGCTGGAAGCGGAAAAGACGGTGATGTTCTTTTTACAACAGTAGGTCACACTAGCGCAGATACTTATACTATAATTATGTCTATGCGGAAGGAATATGGTTAAAAAATCGGATAACATGCCTAAACGCAATAAGAAGAATTTCCGACCAACCAAAAGTGGCGCGGGGATGACACAGGCTGGGGTAAAAGCATATAGGCGAAAAAACCCCGGATCTAAGTTAAAAACTGCGGTTACAGGTAAAGTAAAAAAAGGCAGTACAGCGGCAAAAAGGCGTAAGTCATATTGCGCTAGATCTGCTGGTCAAATGAAAAAATTTCCAAAGGCGGCTAAAAATCCTAATAGTCGTCTTCGGCAAGCTCGTAAAAGATGGAAATGTTAAATGGCAATAGGTCGTAGTCAAATGAAAAAGCAAATTACAAAGCCACCTCAAAAAAAAGATGATATGCCTAGAGGTTTAAGTTATTTTAGAAAAGGTGGAGCCGCTTCAAGAAAATCTAAAGGAAGTAAAATATGTCCTGCTGGAAAAGCATGGGCCAAACGAACATTTGACACATATCCCAGTGCTTATGCAAATATGGCGGCCTCTAAATACTGCAAAGACCCTAATTACGCTAAAGGCGCAAAGGGTAAGAAAAAGAAGAAAAGCTAATGGGTGCGCTTCAAGATTGGGTGAATCAAGATTGGGTTCGTGTCGGCACTGACGGAAATATAAAAGGTAAGTGCGGCACTTCTAAAGATAAAAAAAACCCTGATCGTTGTTTACCTCGAAGTAAGGCGCAAAGTTTATCTAAAAAAGAACGTGCATCCACTGCTAAAAAGAAAAAACGTGAAGGAGCAAAAGGTAAAACTGTAGTTTCCAACACTAGAAAAGCAAAAGTTCGTAATCTTAATTTAGGGGGTGCTGTGGAAACAAAATCTAAACGTAAGTTTAATGGCAAGAAAATACCCGGCACTGCTGTTGCAAGAGGTTGTGGCAAAATATTGTCAAACAGAAGAAAGCGCACAAAAGGCGCTGTAACCCAATCATAAGGAGATAATCATGGTTATGAAGAAAAAAGGAAACCGAAGTGGCGGCAAAGTTCGCCGTATGTCTAAAGGTGGAGCCGCAGGCGGTAAAAAAGTTCGCCGTATGTCTAAAGGTGGAGCCGCTGGTGGTAAAAAAATAAGGCGTATGAAAAAAGGTGGATCAGTAGGTGGTAAAATGACAGTTGCACAACTTAGATCTGCCGCTAAAAAAATGGGTATGAAGGTAATAAAAGCATAATAAATGGCTTATTTACATAGCAATATACCTTATTTTAAAGCATGGGTTCGTCGTGAATATACTCACAACCATGAGAGTTATCACGGCGAATTTCTACATGCTATGGTTATTGGTGTGACTACAATACCTAATAGATGTTTAAGTTTTCAAGTTATATTTACTGGAAATGAGGCTGAAGGAGAAGAAGAAGACACAGTACATGGTGGTGCTATGTGGGCTCGTATGCCCATAACTGCGCTTGTTGGTGACATTCCTTTAGAAGAATGGCCTGAGCCAATGGAAACATACGATGCACAACCTTGGGACTGCGCCTCTCATTATAACTCTGTTTATGTTATGGATAGAACTACTCCTTGTCCTTGGATGGCTAAAATAGATGGTCAAATGTATCCTGCAAAATATTTATTTACTGTAGACTACACTGAATCAGAAATAGCAGATGACCCAGCGCAACATAAACAAAACCATGTACTTCAGCTACTAGATGCTGGGGAATGGACGGGTAATATTGTTGCGTTACCTAATAATCGTGTGCGTGTAACTCACCCTGCTTGGTTTGAAACTGGAGAAGGCGCTCCTGATTTTAAACCATCTCAACATATACACTATTCAAAAAGTGATTTAGACTATACACTAGATGTGAACAAGGTTTTTGATAACCTTTATAACGAGGAATAACATGACTGTATCAGGTTCCAAAAATTTTGAGTTAGACGTAGCAGATTATATTGAAGAAGCTTTTGAACGTTGTGGTTTAGATGCAAAAACTGGTTACGATTTAAAAACTGCAAAAAGATCTATGAATTTATTATTTGCAGATTGGGCAAATAGAGGTTTAAATCAATGGACTGTAG